ACGAGTTTGTCTGCATCGTGACGACCGACGTTGATGCTGGGGAAGGCGTTATCGCTGCGCTCGACGCTAACGGGTTCGACTCCAACCGCGAGTACCTGAAGCAGACCTACGATGTTGACCCGGCTGAGTTCGGCGACGCGAGTGAACTCCGCGAGGCCGTCCGAGATGGGGGTGCCTGACGATGGTACAGGGAGATCTACGCTACTTCGACCCTGGCGGGCAGGTTCCGGTACGTGTCGTCGCCGACGCGTCCGGGAACGTTCCCGAGCGGGGAGACCCCGTCGAACTCGCAGGTGAAGATGGCGGCCAGACTGAAGTACGAGCCGCCTCCTCGGAGGCAGTCGGAGCGCTCGAAAAAGAGCCCCAAGAGTACGATCCCGACGAGAACTACGCGGCCGATGAGGTTGTCGGCTCTGGCACGATTCTCGTCGACGGACCCGTCGACTGGTACGATGAGGCAGCAATCGCCTCAGATCCCTCGGTCGGTGACGAAGTCGTACTCGGCCCAAATGGGGTTTTCGAGGCTGGACAGGTTGCGAATGAGGGGACAGAAACGCAGTCCGGTGACGGTACGGCAACAACGTTCCAGATTCCGCATGGACTTACCGCTTCCCCCGCCGTCCGTAACGTGTGGGCAGAGAGCGCAGACGCTGCAGGTGCATTCTACGTCTCGGACGTTACCGGCAATCACATTGAGGTAACCTACGACACCGCACCGGCTGATGGAAACGACAACCTCACCTGGGGTTTCGAAGCGAAGAAGTCGGCGCTGACGACCCCGTACGGCGTCGTCTTTGCGACGGGGACGCGGGTGAGTGCGATGACTGCTGAGAAAGTAGCTGTCCTGCGGTACAAATAAAGAGGTGAGACATGGCACAACTTAGTTTCAGGAAGGCTGGACTTCTGTCGCCCAAGACACTCCGCGAGGAGATTGTCCAGGGCGTCGACCAGATGGAACAGATGGAGGGCCAGGGAATCGCCTCGGCGGCAAGCGAGTTCCCCGCCGTGGACCTGGACGCTCCCGAAGAGAACTACTTCAGCATCGGCGGGGCGGCCTCGCCGATGGAGCACGTCGATCGGTCCGCTGAGTCGCCCATCGGGACACTCGGGGACATCGACGAGAAGGACATCACGACCGATGCGTACAAGGAGAAGCTGGCACCCGAGCGTGAGACTGACGCAAAGCTCAACAGCGAGCGTCAGGTCCTCTCGCTGTACCGCTGGGGTGCGAACCAGCTCCGGGCCTCGCTGTTTCTGACGCGGGAACAGGTGGCATGGCGGGGCGACGGGGTGAACGAGGGACTCATCGGTCCCGATGGGAACTCGCCGCACTCGGATCTCCCCTCGTCGAACGTCATCGACCCCGGCACCGCGTTCAGTGATCACGCGAAAGCGAAGCCCTACGAGGAGTTCGCCTGGGCGAGCTACCTGCTCAGTGAGGCTGATCAGACGTTCTTCGATACGGAGATCGACGCCACACCGCGGGTATACATCAGCCCTTCAGTATGGCACGACCTCAAGATGAACGAGGACCTTCAGGACCGCTTCAGCGGTGTCGAGGTCCGTGGCCTCACGGCGGGGCAGGTCGAGAGCCTTCTCGAGGACGAACTGCCCGAGTGGCGGCAGATTCGGGTCAAGCTTCCGAGGACGGATGCAAACGGGAACTTCCACGACGAAGACGGGAACATCGTCGACGACGTCGACGACGCGGCGATGGACAACGTCTTGGAACCCTACGACCCGGACGCCGGCGAGCAGCGCCGCTGCATCGTCATCGGTCGTCCGGGGGCGAACTCGGCGTTCATCCCCTGGTTCGGCGACAACATGGGCGAGTTCGACGAGCCGGACGCCCCGAGCGAAGAGGGTGGCATCGCCGTTGACGAAACGATGGGCTTCCAGTCCCAGACCTGGATGGGAAAGGATCCCCGCGTCACCTGGCTCAAAGTCGTCCAGGACATTGGGTTCCACATCCTGCTTCCCGAGCACTGGATCGTCATCCGGGACATCTGAGGTGCCAGGATGCCACGACTCCGCTGGACGCGAGACTCGACGTTCCACGACACGGCCTCGGGTTTCCGGGCTGTCGGCCCGGGTATCTACGATGTGCCCGAGGAGCGTGTCGAGGAGTATCTCGCTCATCGGTCCGGTGCCTGGGAACGTGTCGACTCAGTTGACGACGGGGACATCGACGAGACCGAGGACGATGATGGGGCTGATGACGCTTCGGAGGACGACGATACTGGAGGCGGGTCAAATCAAGAGGACGTCGACAAGTTCGACGCTGACGAGTGGCTCAACCAACACTGGAAGACGCGCGAATCTGCGGTCCTCGACGGCGATGTCGATTCCCATCTCGACGCCATCGTAGATGTCGAAACCAGTGAGAACGTCGCACAGGCAGCGAAAGACCGACTCGCCGACCTCAAGGAGTAACCCATGAGTGAGAAGCTACCAGAGTGGGTTGATGACGACAAGTGGTATACCTCTGTCGACGAGGTCCTCGGTGGTGGGTTCGAGACGAACCTGTCGAGAACCGTGGTTGCCGAGCACATCGACGATGCAAACGTCGAAGTTACGTCCGTGGTGGAGGATCACTACGACTCCCGTAGACTCCGGAAGATGGAGAGGGATGCGGCCCGGCATTCCATCAAGTACGGCGTTGACACAGAGCGGATGACAGCCTCCGAGAAGACAGGACCAATCCAGCGTGACTTTATGGGGACTTTCGAGGGGCCTGATGCGCTCCAGGAGACGCCGCACGGCAAGAAAGTTCTTCGTAAGGACAAGAAAGACATCCTCCTCGCTGGTGAATGGTGGTCGGTTCAAGCATGAGCTCCCACGCTGCACGCCGGACCCTCGATCGGGATGGTATCGAGGTAGACCTCTACCGATACGATACCGACGAGCCAACACCCCGAGGAACTCCGAAAGAGCTGAGCGCTGACTCGCCGATCAGTCTCCAGGCCATTCCAGATCCGGACGGCAAGTCCGTGGCGTACGGCGTCTTCGGCGTTGAGGTAGACGCCGACATGGTCTATCTCGTCCACGAAGACCTCGACATCGAGGACGGCGGCGATGACACGGCATCAGTTATCGTCCAGAATGGCCGATCGTACCGCGTTGACGATGCAGACCGGACTCAGCGGCATGGGTTCGCTATACTTGAATGTCGATGGGACCAGGAGGTTGACCTGCCATGATTGACGACTATGAGGACCTCAACCGCGACGAGACTCTCGATGCTGTGGCAGGGTTCGACGGAGAGCAGTTGCAGAAGTTCCTCAAGTTCGAGCGCGAGTGCAAGAACCGTGTGACCGTGCTTCGGCCGCTCGAACGGAAACTCGTGACTGTCACGCCCGCTGGCGATTCTCAGTATATCGCTAGGATCTGGTTTGACGGCCCGGACGATGTGCAGACCGTGCGCCGGACGACACGCGTCGAGGCGGCCCTTGAGTCCGACGAGCTTCGAGAGGTCGGGTAAGATGGTTGTAGACCAGAACAACTTCGGTGCTGTCCAAGATGCCATCGACACCGGCCTGCAGGATGGGCTCGTAGAGTTACACTCGGACACGCTCAGGACGGTAATCGACAATATGGAGGCTGGCAAGGACGCCCTCGGTCGGTCTTGGGAGCCGGTCACATCGTCGACGCTACGGTCGCGAGAAGTCCGAACCAGTGACCCCCGTCCGCTCGTCGATACTGGTACGTTCCGAGCGGACATTGTCAGCTCCTCGGACGTCGACGCCTCACAGTTCATCGGTGTCATCGGCACTACGATGGATATCGGGCTCTACCACGAGCTGGGTGCGCCTGAAGCCGGTATCCCTCGGCGGCCTATCTTTGGCCCCGCAGCGAAGTACGCTAGGCGGAATGCTCACATCATCGAGAGAAACGTCAATAGACAGCTCCTGAGTGCCCTGCTATGATCACACCTCAAGAAGAGGACCGCATCGAGGATGCGGTTCCACTCGCGCACGAGGTAACTTGGACAGACGCTGATGGCGGGGACCAGACCAGAACTCTCGAACTGACGCCGTACTGGAACGACCAAGATATCGATGATGCGGGCCCCGAGTATCCGGCACTAGTGCTCGGCTGGGAGGAGAAAGGGCAACCCGACGAGAACGGTGAGATTCTCAATAACCTGGCTGGGTGGGACGCCGATGACGGAGGAAGCACAGTAACGAAGACGAACGAACACCCAGAAGTCGACACGCTCCAGGTCACCATCGCCGTGAAGGTCGGTTATCGTTACGAGATGCCTGCACAGGTACGTCGTACCGAACTCACGCGGCGGCTTTACACTTGGTGGCGTGAGGCTGGACCTGACGTACTCAACCAAGAGGGCGACAACGGAGAGCGTCCAATACTACCGGAGATCGAGTCCCCGCCGACACCCGGGAGAGTAGAGCGCACACTGCGTAGTCAGTTCAGCATGGCTCTCAAACACTCCGAGACGTGGGTCGAGACTGTCGACGCTGTCGATGAGTTCGAGACCAACGTTTCTCCGGAGTAGGTGTCACACACAGTCAAACCATGCCGAAAGAAATCGTACACATCGACACAACCGCTGATACCGCACCGACTCGCCGAGCGACGCGGGTCAATGTGGGGGTGATCGGGCTGATGCAGTCCGCCCCCGCGAATGCCAACTTCGGCGAGGTGAATCGGTATTCCTCGGCAGCAGACGTATCGAACGACTACGGTGAGGGCTCTGACGTGCATGAAGCGTCTCGGAAAATCGAATCCCGCGGCGCTCGATTCTGGTACGTCATGGCTCTCGAAGTGGTCGAAGAAACCGATAACGCGGTCGCTGATGGGGATACACTCGGGAATGCCCCCATCATAGAGGCGACCGGGACAACTGGCGGGAGCATCGTCCATATCGCTGACGACCCTCCCGAGAATCCGGGGGATGACGAGGTCCTGATCAACTCCGATACCGGGGAAGTCGCCCTTGGTGCGAACGTCACTGACCCTGACATCACCTACGACTATACTAACTGGTCGGGCTTCGATGAGATCGGGGATGTCGCCGACCGGCTGGCGATAGCGAATACCGAGATGTCGGTAGCATCAATCGGGATTCTCAATCGGCTCGCACAATGGGCTGATTCCTACGATGCTGGAGTCGTCGCAATGGGCCGTGATGGGAGAGACGCTGCCTCGGACTCCGAAGCGATGGACGAGTACCACGAGGCGTTCGGGTATGCTCCAAGTGGCGACCTCCTCGGCATCGCTCACAAATCAGACGAAGACGTGGCTGCTCAACTCCTCGGTGAACTGGCGATCCATCCTCCGTGGTTCGACCCCTACTGGGCTCAGCTGGGGACCACCACCGAATCCTATCGGAGCCCTCTCATAGGCAATTCCAGGTCCGCTGACACCTTCGAAGGTGGAGATGCGGCGAATCAGGAAGGGCCGGTGAATGTTCTCATCAAGAAGCTTGATGAGGTAATTCTCTCGAACTCCCTGACGACCGCTGGACAGGACTCGAATTATCTCTACTTCGATATCGGTAGAATCGAGGATTTCCTCGCCGCCGAAATCGATGCAGCACTTACCCAGGCCCGGATGGACAATGACCAGATTCCGTTCACTGAAGACGGCCGGGATATCATACAGAATGTGATTACCGGCACGGTGGAGGAGTACACCGGCGGGACTGGTCAGCCGTTGGCGTCCTTCGATGTCCAGGTTCCCGAAGTCGAAGATATCGATGATGATGACGTGGCCAATCGGATCTGGTCGGGCATCTCCATCGATGTGACGCTCGCCGGCAACGTCCACGAGTTCACTACCAAGCTATCGGTGGGGGTATAATGAAGGTGACAAATCATGCCAGAATTTAACGCACAAGAGATTTCGGTGGTCATCGATGGAGAGACGGTGGCGCACCTCGATGCCATCGGATACGATCAAGAAAAGGATCACGAACTTCAGCGGTCGCTCGACGAGGACGGCAACGTCTGGGTAATCGGGACCGGCGAGTATTCCGGAACGGTCGCTGTCAAGGCCGTCTCGGAATCAATCCCTCGTCTCGAAGAAATCTTCCAGAACAACGAATCCTTCGCGCTGTCGGTGTCCTACACACCGGATGAACCACGGGATTCCTCACAGTTCACAGACGCGAAGCTCACAAGCTTCGGTCCTGCGGATGATTACGAGGAATCCGGGATGCCGATGTACGAGGGTGAATGGGAAGCCTCCAAAGTCGAGCATAATAACGGGAGCTAAAAATGTCGGGGAACTCTGAAGATGTCGACCCGGGGGAACCGACGGAAGATGCGGGACCGCAAGAAGCGCTCGACCTCTCCGAGATGGACCCGGAGGATGTCGATATCCAGCAGCTTGAGGAGCAGGAGTGGACGCTCGGAGAAGGCGAGACAAAGGAACTCATCGAATTCCGCGGTACGACCTTCCTCATTGAGGAGCCGGATGATGAAGCGGTCCTGAATATGATGGCGGAGGCAAACATGGGCCAAGGCGATGTCTCCGACCGGATGTTCAAGCTCTGCCGATCTGCTATTACGGCTCCCGAACTGACGCCCGAGAGATGGAGAGAGATGAATATGTCGGGGAGGCTCGGATTGACCATCCGTGTTGGGTCCACAATAGGACTCAATGACATGATGGATTTTCAAGACGCTGGGCTGAATCCCCAGCAGGCCGAGTCACCACGCAGATAGCAAAGGAATTCAACTTCCCCATCGAGGAGGTTGCGTCCTGGCCCTGGGGTAAGCGGCTCCATTACATGCAATCTCTGAACTCTATGCAGGAATTCCAGAGAGAGCAGATGCCGGATATGGACGCTGATATCCCGAGCGGAACTGATATTCCGAACAACGTATCGGCCTCTCGGCCGATGTCGTCATCCTCCTCGAAATCCGGCGTTACACGGGGCGTTGCAAGGCACAAGAACATCATAACAACCAACTGACTATGTTTTCAGGGAACGCGAGAAAAATCGCCACCGTCCTGACCGCGAAGGACGAGGCGTCCGGCGATATTCGGGAAGTGGAGAAAGCAGGCGACGACGCCGCTGAGTCGCTTGAGGACACCGAGGAGGCCACAATAGGACTTTCGCAAGCATTCGCCGCATCCGCAGCGGTGACGACCGCTCTCGCCGGATCGCTTGCCCTGCTGGTACGACAGCATGGCCGGACCGAACAAAGATTCGCTCGGTTGCAGGCGGTTACCGGGGCCACCGATGAGCAAATGAGTCAACTCCGCTCAACTGTTGCATCGCTCGGGCGTGAGCTCCCGATAACGATTGGAGACGCGGCTGATGCGATGGAGAATTTGGCATTTGCAGGATTTGAGGCGTCAGAGGCGATGGCTGCGGCCGAAGGCGTTGCCAACCTCGCAGTGGCCGCGAACATGAGCATGTCGAAATCAGCGAGGGCAGTCGGCTCGGCCCTGAATGCCTTCAATCTCGAAGCGAGGCAAACTGGCCAGGTCACCGGGACGATGGCGGCAGTAGTTGCTGCTTCGAACACTCGGTTTCAGGAGCTCAATTCTGCGATTGAGAGGGTCAGCGGGTCCGCCCGGATGCTCGGCGTGTCGTTTCAAGAAACTGCGGCCGCCCTCGGCGTCATGGCAAATCAGGGGATTCGAGCGAGCGGTGCGGGAACGGCGCTGAATGCTATGTTCACCCGACTGGCATCTCGGTCGGGCCAGGCGCAGGAGGCGCTGGATGAAATTGGTGTTGAGCTGGAAGATTTGACCAACGAGTCAGGTGAGTTGCTCTCCCTTGATGAGGTCCTTCTACGATTGGCTGAGGGAATGGAGAATGTCGAAGGGAGAGCTGAGCAGATGCGGATTGCCGCTGAACTCGCGGGTAGGAGGGGGGCACGGGCCATACTTCCGCTCCTCAATTCACAAGAGGAGTTGAACAAAAAGATGGGGGAGATTTTCAGGTCAGAGATTCGGGAATCCATCGGGATGCTCTCTCGCCTTAGCCCCGAGCAGGCAGAGGGGGTTGAAGAGGCATTGGGCATGGATATCGAAGCCGGGGACGTAACGCCAAGAGAAATTATTGAGCGGATGGAAGAATTGAACGCTCAGGGAGAGAGTACTGAGGAAATAGCGTCTCGGATGCAGGCGGCTCTCGGAATATCGAGGCAGGCCGCCGAGGCATTTGCTCAGGATATCGATGATGCCAACACGAGCACTGAGGAACTCGCTGTCGGTCTCGGAAACGCGAAAACTGCCTCCGAAATTGCCACATCTCAGATGAATACCGCTGCGGGCGCAGTCAAATTCATGAAATCTTCTTTCGACGCGATGACCTTCGCAATCTCTATTGGTGCGAGTCCAGCCATCGAGCGGTTCAATATGGCCCTTGGTCGAGGGATAAATCTCCTCAATCAGAACAAGGCAGCTACGATGGCGGTCGGGTCTGCTCTCGCGGTTCTGACGGGGGCACTCGGAATTCTGACTATAGCCCTGGGGGCCGCAGTCGCTCGGAGTGCCCTCCTTAGTGCCGCCCAAGGGACTCTCGCTGCTCAATTCCTCAAAACCGCCTCCTCGGAAGGGATCCTCGCGGCTGTCACCTGGGCAGCGGGTGGAGCTGCAGGATTCGCCGCGGGTATGTTCTGGAGTCTTGCCGGGGCGGTTCTCGCGTTAAGCTGGCCAGTTCTGGCGATTATCGGGATATTCCTTGCGCTGATAGCAATCTGGAAGTTCGACCTACTTGGGGCGGGTGAAGAGGCCGGAGCTATCCTCGGGTTCCTCGGGGATGTCTTAGGATGGGTAACGGGGAAGGTATGGGGGCTTCTCGAAACCCTTTGGCCGCTGATTAAAATCCTGGGACTTCTTAACATGGTGGCAGCATTCGGGCCCTTGGTTCTTATCCTCAAGACGTTGGGATTGCTATGGGATGTCACGGTTGCAATCATCTCACCGATAGGGGACTTCATATCGAAGATTGGGAAACTCAAGGCGGCGCTCCTTGTTCTCGCCGCGCCCGTCCTCCAATTGATTGCTGGATTCAAGGCTCTTCAATGGGTTATCGGGCTGGTCGGAGATGCGATGGATGGATTCGATATCGGGTCATTCCTAGGAGATATCTGGGAAGATATCAAGAGCGCCATCCCAAGCGGGTCTGATGCAGTCGCGTGGGGGAGGGAAATCATCTCTGGCCTCGGGAAGGGAATCAAGAATAAAGCTGCATCCATGATGCCCGGAGTCATGGGAGGTCTGGGGAATCTGATAAAATCCTTCATCCCTGGATCGGATGCTGAACGAGGGCCGCTGTCGAACTGGACCCAGGCAGGGCCTAATGTCATCAACACCCTCACCTCCGGGATGCAGCAGGTGAAGGGCTCGGTCGCTGGAACCATGGAGGGAATCGCTCAGACTATTGGGGGGACCGCTCTTGATGCGGTCCCTGGTGGTGGACTAATCGGAGGTGCGATGGATACCCTCGGTCTCGGAGGCGGAGGAGATGGGTCCAAGAAACCGAAACAGGGCAACGCCGCGAAGAGGAAGCAGAGTCAGCAGCCGATAGAGGTCAACCAGGAATTCGTGTTTGAGGGCGATGTCGACCCCGAGGAGGTCGGAGATGCGGCCGAGGAAGGAACACTTGAAGCGCTCTCGCTCCTGGAAAAGAAACTCCTGATCGAGATGGGAGAAACATAATTATGCCAATCGGAATACCCAACTTCACCGAAGCATTCGGAGAATCGGCGCGGGGGGAACACATCGTCACCATCGATGACATCATCATCGACGGGGCAACAAGAGCTGAAAAGGGGGGAGGCTGGAACGCCCCAAGTCAGCGAGTTGAGCGTGGGTTCGATTTCTCCTCGTATTCCGATGCGGAGCCCATTTCAGCGACTCTGGAAGCCTGGGTAGACCAGAGTACTCTGGACGCGCTGGAGTCTCTGCGGGGGCGCACTCAGCCATTCTCGGCCACCCTCGATAATCTCGGTCTGCCGGAAGCAAAGCTTAATGATCTCCGTGTGGAGAATGAGGCTTCTCGACTGTTACAGTTCCAGATAACGCTCGAAATCGAGGAAGTCAGAGTCGCCGAGACCGAAACCGAGGAGATCGTGTTCGAGTCTGAGGGAGATTCCCTGAGTAGCAATGCCGAGACTGCCACACCCTCTATCGCTGCATCAAACGTGGAAGATGATCCTTTCGCTGAGAGTGAGGGCGGGGGAGTGGCAGATAGCCTTGAGGCGGCCTCGGACGCGCTTGCAGGGGTGGTCTTCGGTGGCTGAATCTATCGAACTCCCGGTTGAAAGAGTTGGGAATCGTGCGCCAGTCAATCTGGAGTTTCGGCCTCGATCCTTCCCAAACCAACGCTTCGCGCTGAGAATGACCTGGAACTCCAAACTCGAGAGATACATCATGGAGATTGAGCATCTCACCCGGGGAACGAGGGTAACCAAATCGGTCGCCTCCCTCTATCGAATATATGCCTATCTCCCTTGGTGCATCTTCCTGTTCATGGACAGGTCTGGGAAGGAGCAGGAGATTCATCCCGATAATCTCGGGGATGCGGTCGATTTCTATGTACTTCCTGGCCCAGATGGCCGCCCTCCGGAGGAATGATAGTATGCCCCGAGTCTGGAATCAGTTCAGGTCTATTCAGGTGGACGACAAAAATCTCTCTCAATTCGATGTCGACATCTCGGTATCCAAACCGAAGGACGATCCCCTAGAATATGACTTGAAGGTCTGGAACTTGACCGAGCAAACGTGGGAGCGGTTCGACAAGGACTCGGTGGTCCAAATAGCACTTGGGTGGGAGAGCGGAGAGAGGAATCCAGTCATCATCGGAAACGTGACCGATATGAATCGAGAGCCGGATCGCGGGGATTGGATGTACCAGATGACGGGCATCGACATATCGGAGGATGCGATCAAGTTGGAACCCGCAAGGAATTGGCGGCGAAGATGGAGAAACGAAGAGCCGCAGGACATCGTTCGGAGTATCTGCAATCAGTTGGGGCTGGCAGTCACCGTTGATGAGGTCGGAGAATCGATTTCGGGGGTTTATTCCATTACGGGAGCCAAGAACGTCTCGGGCTGGTTCGATGACCTGCTCCAACATGCGGCTGATTTGTCGGGTGTCGAATGGGAGTGGTTCTCCGAGCGGGGGAGGGTGTTCTTTCAGCAGAGGAGTTCAACCTCGGGTGAGGCCCCACGACTCTCGTTCGATGGGATTCTCCTGAACATCTCATGGAAAGAGGACGAGAATTCGGATACGGAGACCCTCGAGTTCGAGGCGATGCTCGACCCAAGATTCCGCAAGGGGGCAGCGGTGGCAGTAGATACAGAGCGGTTCTCCGGCGTTTACAAGGTGAAGACCTATGAATTCCAATCCTCGGATGAAACTGGCGACCATCTGGTTCGTGGTGACCTCGAAAAAGCCGACGGGATTCAGCGTCGGGAGACGGTTGAAGAAGAGATTGAACGGGTTCAAAACCAGATGGAGGGGGTATTCTGATGGTTGACCGAAAAGACATCAACATCGCTGAGACCCTCCGACAGTTCATCGATTATCAAATCAGCGGGATATACACTATAACATCTTGTATAGTTGAGGCAGTCGACTCTCAGACTCGACGAGTGGAGGTCTCGCTGAAAACGGATCGGGGCGCGATAATCGATAATGTCCCCATAGCCTCCCCGTTCGCCTCGGATGGTTCCGGGATAGTATTCCCGGTACAGCAGGATAATGAAGGTATTCTGCTCCACACGAAGAAACCGCTTGGACAGCAAATACCGGAATCCGGGCACGTAGAGGTGCAAAGCGAGAGGAGATACGAGCTGGAATCGGCCATTTTCCTGCCGATGGTGTGGACAGATGACATGGAAGTCCCCCAGCATAGCGATGGGGAGTTCATCCTCTCGATGCAGGAGGATGGGTCTGATTTTGTGATGTCGCCGGACGGGTCAGTCAGTGTTGAGCATCCCTCCGGAGCTCAGCTCGGCATCGGCCCTGAGGGCACTATCTCGATCGACGGCGCAGACCAGGTCGAGATGGGCGCAGACCAGGTCGAGATAGCCGGGAGTGGAGTCTCCATCACATCGGACGGGCAAATCCTCGTCGAGAGCGGCGATATCGCTCTCGGTGACGGGACAATGGCCCAGGTCCTGAATGAGAGTGCGATACTCGAATATGAGGACACCGGCGATACCGAAGATGGGTCAGCGATACCCACCACAAAGCAGGTCGATATAGTCGACCCAGGAACCGAAGATACGGAGGCATCATGATGACCGAAAGAAAGTTCAAGAAAACCATGGCACTCACGCAAGAGGGAGACATCGCAATCGATGAGCAGAACCGCCCCTTCTTCAGGGTGAACCGACCAGCTGCTGTTCAGCAGTTGAGAGTCCGTCTCGAAACCGTTCAGGGAGAGGACTTTTTCGAGCCTGAGAGGGGGCTCCGGCTTTTCGGGATTGCCGGTGCCCCTGACCCCATCCTCGAGCGGGAAATCCGCTTCACCTTAGACAGTCATCCTTGGGTGGACTCGGTCGAGGAGATCTCAATCGAGAGCGCCGAGGGCGGGACCCAGAGGGGGCGAGATGTCACCGTCGGCGTGGAGTTGATCGACGGGGAGTTTCAGGAATTCGAGGTGAATTTTGATGAGTGAGCGCTTCGGGATTCAGGAAGACGGCACGTTCAACAAAAGACCGGTAGACGTCATCCGGAAAAGCGCGAAGGAGGATGTCGCGGACCAGCTGGGGTGGGATATCTCAGAGCAGAACGAGAATCCGGTTATCGAGATGGTCGACGGTCTGTCCATCGAGATTGCGAGACAGTGGGACGCAGCGGAGGCCTCTTTTTACGCCTCCTTCTATCAGGACGCCTTTGGAGAGCAACTCGATAAACAACTCGCCCTCGCTGGATTCTCTCGACGCCGTCTTCAGTCTGCGACCGGGGAAGTACGATTCTTCCGTAGCGGTGCAGCCCCCGAAGATATTGAAATTCCCACTGGGACGGTCATCACCACACAAAGAACCGAAACAAGGCCGCCAATCCCTTTTGAGACACGGGAATCAGCGACCATTCTTCAGGGAGAAACGGAAGTGACTGGCGTACCAATCGAGGCGATCAAGCCTTGGAAGACTGACCTGAGCGAAAGATGGCTTGGAAGCGAGACGAATGTTCAGGCCAACACCATCAATCGATTTGATGCTCCGGTATCGGGAGTAGATGGTGTTGAGAACCCCCTCCCCACGGGCGATGACAATCATGGATTCCGAGAGGGACGAGACGAAGAGACGGATGCTGAATTTAAGCTCCGATATCAGAATTCTCTCGCAGAGGGGGGTGTCAGCACTCCAGTGGCAATGGAGTCCTCGATATTCCAATTCGACGATGAAATCAAGTCCGTCCGGGTGGAGGAGGTCAGAGAGATCGGGACGGGATACGGCCCGAAGCCGATAGTGTTCGCCCCGAATGTATCGCCAGATATCGTGGCACAAGCAGTCTATGAGAGTCGAGCAGCGGGTCTCGAATCTTTCGGGAATCAAACCGGGACGGCAACGACCAAGGACGGGCGGCAGAAAGAGGAGTCATTCGACTGGGCGACGGAGGTGACTATCTCTGTGAGCGGGGATATCTCGACATCCGATGCCTTCCCGGACGATGGGACGACTCAAATCGAGAATAACCTCATCCGATTCATTGGAGGAGTCGCCCACGATGATATTCTCTACCCTGGATTGGACATCGGGGGTGACGTGATTTTCGACCAGGTTAAGAAGCGCATCATGGAGATTCGAGGTGTCGTTGAGGCGACTGTAGATGTTGATACAAGTGACCCTCCCAGTGGGTCCTCGAATATCACCGTGGGCAGCCTCGAGGTTGCTATGACCGGCCTCTCAAATATCTCGGTGACTCAGATATGAGTTACAACGAATCGACACTAACGGACGACATCCACCCTGGAGCTTTTGTTACGTGGGGCGACGTTAGTCTGTCAGACTTCACCGGGGATGTCGAGGAGTTTGATATTGAGCAGACATCTCTTTTCGATGCTCGGTACGTCCTCTCGACTCAAGATCGGAGGCCGGAGACGAGAGTTGTTTCATCGGATGTTCCAGAACATCCGGAATGGGGCGACTCAGTCGCCTTCGATATTCGAGTAGGGACCGTCGATAAAGTCATCGTCCGACTGTTTGAGACTACAAATACTGCCGTCGAAACGGTGATGGATTTCACTCAGGATACTGCGGCATTTCATGTGGAAACGGAAGATGGTGGTGGAGACACTCCACTACAGACAGGCACGTTCAGTGATAATGCGTATCGGATTCTTATCCATCCACATGAAAAGGGCGTTGACTTCAATATATTCGACAGCAACGGGGATACAGTCCTCGACGATAAGGGATACCGAGCGTCAGATAAGATAGAACTCAGCTCGAATTTCTCATATTCGTTTGGTGTGGAGAACGCTGCGGATAAAGTCCAATGGGGGCACGTCTCCGGTATTACTCGCGGAGCAGAGTTCGTCAGTTCGACTTCGAGCATCCCACACGGGGTGTTCGCCAACGAAGAGATTCCGGCGTGCGTGGAGACATTCAATGTTGGTGATAACGCTGGGACTGCTAACCAGTCTATAGATGCCTCATGGTATAGTGACGATGATGTCGGGAGAACCATCTCGATCGACGGTGGGGACTCCGGGGTGCTCTCAACCACGTTCGAGACAAATCTCCGGTTTGTTGGAAACGAGAATATCGAGGTTCAAGTCCCTGGTCTTCTTATTTATGTATCGTTGTCTATCCTCGACTGGAGAGTCAACAATCGGAAGCTGGGGGCGATTGTTGATTGGTCAGAGCAGGAAGTCGGAAACCGAATTACCCCGGAAAACACCACCCCGAGTGATTTCATCTCGGTAGATGACTGCGTCTTCGGCCAGAGTCCAACGCTTCAGCCGACCGTTGGAGACTCGCTCATCGGAGACCCGGATTGGCTTAGTGTTCCGTCGGTGGGTGATGAGTTCACAATTGAATACGAGAAAACGTATCCGTTTGGGACGACTGACGCTGCCATCCGTTTTGGTTGGGGCGAGTCGGGGTCTGAGTTCCAAGTATCGGAGCAGATTGTCAGCGGAACTACTCGATTCACACTCGAACATGATTCCGGAAACGCGGAATTCATCGAGTTCGGATCTACTGTGATTGAGAATGAAGGGCGGATTTGGGTTAGATGGGATGAGGACGAAGTGCGAGCCGAGTTTTACGCTGGGAGTTTACCCGTCGGTGAGCTGGTTCTCGACTTGTCGGACGTGGACTACAGTGAGTCCGGAGCGATTCGACTGTCAAGCGACGGAACCGGAGAGGTAAACTACGGATACTGGTCCCATGTCGGGGAGTATGAGGCCTGGTATCAGGATTGTCTCGACCGCCTCAAGAACCATCTGAAATCTCCCTATAACCCCGAGGGGGAGGTCTGGGACGCGATTCTCAGGGCGTTGGCGAAGGAGATCTGTCGATATGAGAAGACCCTCGGAGAGGTTGATAATGTAAAGTTTGTTGAGACTTCTGGCCCAGAAACAATCAATCGGCTGGCCTCGATATTCGACATCGAGAGGCAATCTGGGGAGCCTATAGATGACTATCGCGCGAGGATGAAGGTTGCTCTTCGTCGGCAGATTGCGTCGGGGACCATTGAGGAGATAGCCGAGGTAGCGGAAGTACTTCTCGATGGTGTAGGGAGGAACGATATCACTATCCACGAGCCGTTCCATTTGCAACCGGCGTTCATCATGATTGAGGTGGATGGGGATATTGATATCGGGTCCTTCGCTGAGGTGGTCCAGTCGGTGACCGCCGCGGGGGTCGGTGTCGGTATCAAAATCCCCGATGAGGAGCATTCCGAGACGCTGGCCATCAGCTCGGAGGGGACTGTAAAGCCGGACCAAGAGTATCCAGAGGTCATCTCTATCGGAGATGAACGTAATCTAAACGTGATGACGGTGGACCCGGCCACCTGGAACAACGCGAGGTGGAACGTCGACACATGGCAATGAACTCTGCATCAGCCCTGATAGGGGCAAACGTCCGAGTCGAACTGTACGCACGACCGACCCTCTCCGACATCCCCGGGTGGGATGGCATGGCGAGAGGGACCAAACTCGACGCGCTCCGGGGAATCCCCCCGGATGGGTCTTTCGAGCGGCATAATGCGGTGGTGGCTCCCTACCGAGAGCATCTCTCCGAGCACCTGAACCCCGAAATCACGCCTCCCGAGGACACCACTGCCCATTCTATTGCGTTCGGAGACGACGGGTCAGACCCATCCGAGCCCTGGAATCTGGATGGTCTCCAGAACGAGGTTTATCGGCAGGCAATCGACGATCACGCTGATCGGACCCGAGGATACGCAGCGACCGTGCTGTTGCAATCGGGAGACGCGGTCGGACTCAATCTCCTTGAGGCAGCGATAGCCACCACCGGGGGTGAAGGCAACTCGGAGGACATGTACATCAATCGGGTGCTCCTCAACGATGAACGGCTCGACCCAAAGGACGATGAACATGCGGTGGTGGTGACCATCGAGATGAACTACAAGGATGCGGACCAGGTGACCTCATAGGAGGGACACGATGACTGATAGAGCAACCCCCGGCGCGAAAGGAAGCGAAGTAATCAACCAGGAGACCGGTATCGCATTCGGGCAGGTGGGTGCCGGATGGGTCCGTCCCGGGTCCGACCCCTCAATTCCAGCGAGGCGCTCCTCGCTCATCGATGAGACCGTACTGGACGGGTTCGACGCACAATATTCCTTGAGTTCTCTGACCGTCGACATCCAACCCGGAGAGGCGTTCATTAACGGCTGGATAGCGAGGGACGTCAAGACATCCATCGACCTCCCGGACAACACCACCAACATCGAGATTGTTCTTGGATGGAATCCCGACGCGGTCTACGATGATACGGTCCATGGCGAGCCCAATGAAGCCGACGAGGTCATCCTCGATATGGCCGCGAATGTCGCAGATGACGTGCCTGTCATGACCATCTGGGAATTCAGCACATCCAACGGAGGGACGTTCTTGGAGGAGGACCGCCGGAACATGATGAATCTCGAGGACCGACTCACTGACGAGATTGAGTTTGCGAAACGAATCGGCACAGGCTACGCACCGAACTTCGGAGGCAACTGACCATGCAAATGCAAATCCGAAAACAGACAGAAGGCGACGTAACGGGCAGCATAACCGAAACAGGCGAAGGACAGTATCCAATTGCTTCGGTCCCGCTGAATTTCTCTGGTGAAGTCTTGTATGTCGACATGCTGTCTGCCGATGTGTCTGTTGACGTATCCTCGACCGATTCCGGTGATACGACATTCGATGTGCAGTTCGGTTACGAAGTCGATTACGGTGTGGGTGAAGTGGAACAGTCGCTGCTCTCAACCCCATCCAACACGGGAACGGATAATGACACGGTCACAGACCAAGGGCGGTTTGAGTATGGCTTCTATCTCTACCCTGTCGAGGCAAGTTCACAGACCATTCAGATATACATCAATGTCACCAATCAGTCGAACGACACTCACAGCTTTACGTACGACCTCAGTACCGATCTGGCATTCCTCGCACGACAGGTTCTCTAATCATGCAGTGGCTCCGTCCTCTACTCCGGCTTCTTGACCCACCTACTGAACACACTTGGTTCGACGACCACCGGAGTCTCACCCGGGATCGCACTCCACATCCGCATCCTCGAAGGTCGAACGATGTCGATGAGTACGTCTACACGGTGTACGCCTCACAAGGTCAGCTGAAGGCAGCTCTTCGTGAGGCCGGCTATGCTCCGAATCATCTGTCCACATATAAGTACGTCTGGTCCCGTAACGGGGGAATCTCGTGGGAGCGGGGTACGATGGCCCGGAATCGGTTGTCGACCGGCGGAGAGGTTATGCAACACGCGTACTGGTTCGAGGGCGCTGATGACGCTATCCACGCCCATCACCATCGGGAGTGGCCAATCTCGAATCCATCGAAGCACTGGGGCGGGAGCCGAACACACAGTGACCCTGATGATGCGCTTCGCGCTGCGCTCGAGATGGGCGGGCTGTCGTTTGATGTGCTCGAAGACGCTCGGTACCCCCGATGACCCGGTAACTGGCGAGTGAGCCAGCGGTGAGGGGATGCGGTTAACGTCCGGAGGTTTTTCGATGGGTAGAACATCACTCACGGCGACAGAGGTATCGGCATCTACAGCAATCGCGGTCGCGGTGGGCTTCCTCTTCGGCGGGGAGATACTCACGGCAGTTGTCGCATTCGGCGTCGGTGTGGCGCTGTTCGCGGCACATCACGTCTTCGGCATCGAGAACATCACTCGGGGCCGTGACGACATCGAGGCTCTTGCCGAGCAGGTCGTTGAGGAACTCGATAACCTCAACCCCGACGACCTCGACGTCGAGGATCTCGATGACAACCTCGTGGAACTCCTCAGTGCAGGAGAGGCTGACGATGGTGGCAGCGATGGAGACGAGGAAGCCAGCGAAGACGGCGACAGTAACGACAGCACAACCGACTCAGGCTGACAACCACCACAAGGAGCGTTATCCATGGCCCCAAAGCGCAGAACACTTCGCGTCATACTCCGAGAGCTGACAAACGAACCGTTTCTCCCGCTGCTCGCCTACGCTGAACTGGCGAAGCAGCTGGTGCAGTCCGGTCCGTACACCGTTGAGTGGGGAGTCATCGCAGCTGTCTGCACACTCCTCTGGGTGTTCTCGGACGCAATCGACGGCGAATTCCTCCGCAAGGAGATCATCGGTCCCGAGCGCACCACCACTGAGAACGACGAGGACGTCGACGACGAGTGAGTCGAGCCACATGAGTTCGATAGAAAACCCCCAGATTCTGATTGCGATTGCCGGTGCAATCGCAGTCCTCGGGGTCGGAGTATACGACAACCGACGGTCCATCAACAAACTCAAAGACTGGGCTTGGGGCCCGGAGCGCTCCGAGCACGACCATGGCCATGAGGGCGAGATCGAGACGCTCTCCGAGCAGCTGGATCGCATCGAGGAGATGCTCGAAGAGGAACGTGCAGCCCGACAGGAAGACCACCGAAGCGTTGAGGGACAGGTGCTGATGAACCGTTACCTGACGGTCACTACAACGCAGACACTCATCGAAACCATCGATTCTGAAGTCGACGATACCGACATCGATGAAGACGATATCTATCCCGACTGGGTCTCCGACGACGAGATAACTGTCGACCCGTTCAGGCGGCGACACACCGACGATGACTGCTCGTAATCGACGGGCGCGGTGCGCCAGTCTGAGCGGGTGAGCTGTCCATCAGAGTTCGTCCATAACCGCCTCGGCTTGTTCGCGGCGCTGCTGGGCCTCCTTGATATCAGCAATTCCGTCGAGGTCGAAATCCACCTTCGCCGGGGACTGTTGGACACGTTCGAGGACCCCCAGCATCTCGAGTGTCGAGGCAGCCTTTGAGACATCCGATGTCGTCGAGACACCCAACCGCTCGGCGATTGTCTCGTAGTCGACCGGCCCGCCCTCTTGAATGATTGCCGCGACGACCCCCTTCACATACCGCGGGGAAGCAGTCGTCTTCTCCTTGGCCTCCTCGATGGCCTCCTTCACGACTGGCTCCTCGACGAAGTCCTGGTAATCAGTCGAGATTGTGATCTCACCAGCTTGGTCCAACTGCTTGCGGAGTCGGTCGTTCTCCGCTTTGAGGTCCTCTACCTGCTGCTCAAGCCGCTGGACAGTGTCGTCAGTGGCCGCGCTGCCCGCCTAACCTTCCATATCCTCGGCCACATCGAAGGTGTCGGCCAGCGTCGTAATCTCGTCTGCCGCTGCGTCGAACGCCGCGCGGAGTTCCTGGACGTCGGCCTCGAGGTCGGCAATCTGCTCACGGAGCGCCTGGTTCTCCTTGAGTAGCTCATCACGCTCGGATTCGGCCGCCTCCAGTTTCTCCACCAACTGGTCGCGCTCAGCTTTCAGCTCGTCGACGCGGGCCTGCAGG